CCGGCTGCCGTACATTAATGCGCACGACAAGTCGCCGGAGAACGAAGACCGGAACCGGGCTTACCGCGAGCGGGCGGTGTTCAAGAACGCGACCGGGCACACCCGCAACGGGCTCCTGGGTCTGGCCTTCCACAAAGATCCGACGCTGGCGGTCCCGAAGAAGCTGGAGTACCTGCAGGACAACGCCAACGGCTCCGGGGTGAGCATTTACCAGCACTCGCAGGGCACGCTTGAGAAGGTGCTTGAAGCTGGCCGCCACGGCCTATACGTCGACTATCACCAGGATGACGGCATTGGCGGTCACTCGGTGATCCTGTCCTATTGCGCCGAAGACATCATCAACTGGCGCACGGGCATGGTGAACGGTCACAGCGTGCTGACGCTGGTGGTGTTGCGCGAGTCTCCGGAGATTCCTGATGGATTCGGTTACAAGACAGCTGAGCAGTACCGGGAACTGGCGCTTGAGGATGACGGTTTCGTTTGTCGTGTTTGGCGCCGGTCCGGGCCGAAAGGTGGCGGGCCGCTGGCGGTCATCGAAGTGTTCAGGCCGGAAGGCGTCACCGGGCGTCTCAAGGAGATACCTTTCACCTTCGTCGGCGCGCAGAACAACGACCCAAGCATCGACGAGTCGCCGCTGTATGACATCGCCATGATCAACCTGGGCCATTACCGGAACAGTGCCGATTACGAAGACAGCGTCTTCTGGTGTGGCCAGGCCCAGCCGTGGATTTCTGGATTGGACGAGCAGTGGCGCGACTGGATGGAGAAAAACGGCGTCTATGTCGGCTCCAGGGCGCCAATGATGCTGCCGGCCGGCGGCCAGTTCGGCTACGCGCAACCACTGCCGAACACGTTGGTCAAGGAAGCTATGGCCGACAAGAACCAGATGATGATCGAACTGGGTGCCCGGATGGTGGTGGCGTCACTGGCCGCCAAGACCGCAACGGAGTCCCGCGGCGATCAGTCGGCATCCACTTCGGTTCTGGCCGGCTGCGTGGCAAACGTCAGCGAGGCATACACCCGGGCAATCATGTGGTGCTGCGCCTATATGGGCATCGCTGACAAGAAGGTCGCCTACCAGGTGAATCAGGAGTTCGTCGAACTCACGGCCGATCCGCAGATGATCACGGCCTTGGTTGGCTTGTGGCAGCAAGGCGGCTTCGCCAAGGCAGACCTTCGGGCCTACTTGCGCAAGCTAGGTCTGATCGCTCCAGAGCGCACTGACCAGCAGATTGACGGCGAGCTGGAAGAGCAGGGCGACGGACTGGACCTGGACGACGAGGACAAACCAAATGGCGGTAAATCCGGCAGTACTTGATGCCACGATCCGGCACGCGGTCTTTCTCGAAAAGCTGAAAGCGGGGGAGGTTGGCAAGTTCGCTCCCTTCCTCAAGGAGATCGATCGCGCGATTCGTGAGCGGCTGACCAGGTCGGATCTGACCGAGTACAACGTCAAGCGCCTGGAAGCGTTGCTGGATGAAGTCGACAGCCTGCTGCTGGGCATCTTCGATCGGTACAGCGCGCAACTGAATCTCGACCTGATCGACATCGCAAATTACGAGGCCCGCTTTGAGGCCGCCAGCCTGAGCCGATCTGGTCCGGTTGGCGTGTCGCTTGATGTGGCAGCCCCAACAGCTACGGCAATTCGTACGGCGGTGCTGACAAACCCGCTCAGCGTGCGCGGCACCGGCGGCGGGAAACTGCTGAAGGCCTTCATCAAGGGTTGGACTGGCGCCGAGCGTGACCGTGTTACTGACACGATCCGCCAGGGCTTCTTCGAGGGGCAGACTAACTTCCAGATCATCCGCAACATTCGCGGCACCAAGGCGGCGGGTTACAAGGATGGCATCCTTGCCACCACCAATCGAAACGCCAGCACGGTCGTGCACACCGCGATTCAGCATGTGTCGTCCCAGGCCCGCATGGAAGTGGCCAAGGCCAACACGGATATCGTTGAAGAGATCCAGATGGTGGCCACGCTGGACAGCAAGACCAGCCAGCAATGCCGCTCGATGGATAAGCGCAAGTTTCCGGTGGATTCCGGCCCAAGGCCGCCGTTTCACCCGAACTGCCGCACCACTTTCATCCTGCTGACCAAGCTCAGCGCGATGTTCGCCAAGGGCGCTACGCGAGCTTCGGTGGGCGCAGATGGCGGTAAGCAGGTAAGTGCCGACCTGGACTACTACCACTGGCTTCAGCTTCAGCCCGCAGCGTTTCAGGACGTTGCCATTGGGCCGGTGCGAGCGAAGCTGTTTCGTGAGGGTGGCCTGACCGCTGAGCGTTTCGCAGAGCTGCAGCTTGATCGCAACTTCGCGCCGCTGACCTTGGTGCAGATGAAGAGCCTAGAGCCGATGGCGTTCGAACATGCTGGAATCTAGGCTATTCACACGCTCGACGCTGTTTATCAAGTGAATTCAGCGCATCGTAATAAGCAGTGTGCCACTTTCCAAAGGAGTCATTGATAGTACCCATTGCTGCGTCTTCGTCGAGCTTATGCATGGACGCAAGCGCTCCAGCCCTTACGGAGTTGGAGATCATCATTGATCTAAGACCTAGCTCCGGTGGGGCATAGGCCGACATAACGATACCCGCCTTGATTAGTGGGCCCGCGTTTTCAGCCAACTCTTGCGGTGTAGAGGTTTTCGGGAAGATCGTGTAGTTGAGCATGTCTCCCAGTGCTGCGAGAAAGCTCTCACCTTTTTCTCGAAGAAGTTTTTCTTGTGTGTCGATACGCTGAATGCAAGCGTTTTTTTGACTTAGAGATGCCGTTTGATAACTCGTCAACCAAGTGAAAGTACCAGTGGCAAATACGCCAATTAGAGTGCATACGACGGGAAAGATAATGCTGAATTTGCTTGTGCTGGCTTCGCTCATTGGCTTCCTATCCGATAAGTCACTTTTCTAGAGGAAAGTGAGACCAAAATTCTAAATGAATATGCCCGCCTCACGCGGGCTTTTTTATGCCTGCAAAGTGGGCGAAACATACCCAAGGGGTGCATCAACGTGGCAGAAGAAAACGAAATCGACCTGGAAAACCCGGCAATCAAGGCCGCTATCGCGACTGCCGTTGAAGCATCCGTTTCCGGTTTGAAAACCAAGAACTCGGAACTGCTGGGAAAGCTGAAGGAAACCTCCGGTAAGTTGACCCAGTTCGAAACGCAATTCGAGGGCATCGACATCGACGCCGTCAAAGGCTTGCTCAGCCGGGCCGGCCAAGACGAGGAAACCAAGCTGCTGACTGAGGGCAAGGTGGACGAAGTTTTCAACCGACGTACAGAACGCCTGCGTGCGGACAACGACAAGCAGTTGAAGGCTCTCACCACCCGAGCAGAGAAGGCCGAAGCGTTCGCCGCCAAGTTCCAGGGCAAAGTCCTGGGCGATTCGGTACGCGGTGCAGCGCTTAAAGCCGGCGCACTGCCGGAAGCAACCGACGACATCATCCTGCGCGCCAAAGGCGTGTTCTCGCTGAACGACGAGGGTGAAGCGGTCGCCGTTGATGAATCCGGCCAGGTCATCCTCGGTAAAGACGGCAAGACCCCTCTGACTCCGCTCGAATGGGCGGAATCTCTGCGCGAAAGCGCACCTCATTTGTGGCCAAGGGCTACTGGAACAAATGCCCCGGGCGGGGGTGGCGGCCAGGCTGCATTCAAGCGCTCCGAAATGACTGCCGAGCAAAAGCGCGACTACCAGCGCAAGAACGGCCAAACCGCATACCTGCAATTGCCCAAGTAAGGGGATTCACTCATGGCAACGACTGTGAACAGCGACCTGATCATCTACAACGATGAGGCGCAAACCGCATACCTGGAGCGTGTCCAGGACAACCTCGACGTGTTCAACGCATCGTCCAACGGCGCGATCGTGCTCGACAACGAGCTGATCGAAGGCGACTTCCGCAAGCGCTCGTTCTACAAGATCGGCGGCTCGCTGGAGCATCGTGACGTCAACTCCACCGGCAAGGTGACCGCGAAGAAGATCGGCGCAGGTGAAGCCGTTGGCGTCAAGGCGCCGTGGAAGTACGGTCCGTACCAGACCACCGAAGAAGCGTTCAAGCGCCGTGGTCGTCCGGTAGACGAGTTCTCCCAAATCATTGGCGCCGACGTTGCTGACGCCACTCTGGAAGGCTTCATCCAGTACGCCACTGCCGCGCTTCGCGCTGCAATCGGTTCCAACGCCGACATGGTGGTCACTGCCAACATCGAGACTGACGGCAAGAAGACGCTGACTCGCGGCATGCGCAAGTTCGGCGACAAGTTCGGCCGAATCGCGCTGTGGGTCATGCACTCCAGCGCCTACTTCGACATCGTCGATGAGGCGATCACTAACAAGATCTACGAAGAAGCAGGTGTCGTCATCTATGGCGGCCTGCCTGGCACTCTCGGCAAGCCGGTGCTGGTAACCGACACCGCTCCGGCCGACGTGATTTTCGGTCTGCTGCCGAATGCGGTGGTAATCACCGAGTCCCAGGCCCCGGGTTTCCGCTCCTACAACGTCGACGACGAAGAAAACCTCGGTATCGGCTACCGCGCCGAAGGCACTGTGAACATCGACGTGCTGGGCTACAGCTGGAAGGACGCTACCGGCGGCTCGAACCCGACGCTGGCTGCGGTCGGCTCGGCTGCCAACTGGGTCAAACATGCCGACAGCAACAAGGTCACTGCGGGCGTGATGATCACCCTGACCACTACGCCACCAGCCGGCGGCTGATACTGGCCCTGACAGCGGTCAGCGATGGCCGCTACGGAGACTTTTATGGAACTGGTTTATTCCACTCAGAATTCGGATTTCGATCCGGAAAAGCGGTACCGCAATCCGGCTCACTTTGATCGGCCAGAGTCTGGCGTAACCCATGCGGTCGTGATCGGCGACTGGCCGAAGGTGGTCGATGCCTATGAGGCGCTGGGCGTCGAGGTTGCAGTATTGCAGCCTTTGATCAGCCAGCCGGCTGCTTCGGGTAATGCTGACGCCATTGTCGGTCTGAAACAGGACAACGCCGCGCTGCGCGCTGAGCGCGACGGCATTTTGCGACTTATCGACGCCGCCGAGGGGCAATCGGGACTGGAGCATCCGGGCGCCGGCGAACTGCCGATCCGTTTGTTCGGCGCACTGAAATCCATTCATGAAGGCTTCGAAGCACTGACGGGTGAGCGTAACAACTTGGCGGGAGAGGTTGAATCCTTACGCGCCGAAGTCGAACGCCTCAAAGTCGCAGCGGTGCCGGTCGACAATGCCGAGAAGATCGCCGGTCTCAAAGCGCAACTCGACGCCGCCAATGTACCGTACCGGGCGAATGCTTCGGTTGAGTCGCTGGAAAAGGCGGTTTCGGAACTGCAGAAGGCGTAATAATCCGGGTGCCCATTCAATGGCGCCCGATTCAAACAACACAGCGAGCTGATTCATGACTCTCATCATCGAGGACGGCACCGGCAAGCCTGACGCCGAAAGCTACGCATCTGCCGAAGACCTGACCATGTACGCCGTGAAGTTCGGCGTGGTCATCCCGGCGGAAGTGCCAGCACAGGAAGCGCTGCTGCGTCGTGCCGCACTGGCGATGGACGGTATGACGTGGAAAGGGCGGAAGACCAACAGCGAGCAGGCTTTGGCCTGGCCGCGCCAGGGCGTCGAGCTGGATCGCGAGATCAAGCCTGACAACTACCTTCCGGCGCGGATCCAGTACGGTCAAATGTCGCTGGCTGCGGAGATCCATCAGGACGATATTGATCCGCCTGAAAAGCGCAAAGGCGCGGTAACGCTGGAACGAGTAGAAGGCGCGGTAACTCGCGAGTACGCGACGATCCCAAACACCAGCGGCCGACTGCTGCCGGCGGCGCCGGATCGTCCGAGCGCCACTCAGTTCGCTGATTACCTACAAAGGCGAGGGATTTTCGCAGTGCGCTCTTAAAGGAGTCGGGCCTGAGAAAGCAGGTAATTTCGATCTAATGAAGACTCATGAAGTTCTTTGTGTTTGTCTTTACGCTCTAAAAAACTATCAACGAAGCTATCCAGTTGCTCAGGCGTTTGGAGATTTTTTCTGATCTGATCCTTTGTAATCGTCCCCCATCTATACGTAGCGTGATTCTCCAAGGCCCTGAGGATGTTGAAATCAATACTCTCTTGTTCAAGAGTGTATTTCGGCTTGTCCATTCGGTAGTTCTCCATAAAAGTTATGCCTAGCTAGCGAGGGCAACGTTACCACCATGACCTTCTACGACGAAATGGCCGTGATGGCTCTGGAAATGATCACAGAGTTCGGCCAGCCGGTGACCATTCGCGCAACGACTGTCGGTGAGTACGACCCGGAAACCGGTTCGGCACCGCCTGACAGCACCAAAGAACAGACCGCCCAAGGCATCTTGCTCGACTTCACCGGTCAGGAATTCCAGAACAACAGCCTCATCAAGCAGGGCGACAAGAAGCTCAAGATCGCCGCGCAGGGGCTGGAGTGGGTACCAGACCTGCTTAACAAGGTGATCATTCAGGGGCGCACCTGGTCCATCGTGCCGCCGCTGAAAGAGGTCAACCCGGCCGGCACCCCAATCTTGTATGAACTGCAGGTGCGGTCATGAGCCGCGCAGGAACTGGCCAGTCCGGTAACTTCGCCCTGAGCCTGGCCGAATTCGCGGCCCAAAGCAGTGAAGCCATCGACGCCAGTGTGCGCGAGATCATCATCGAGCTGGGTAGCAGCCTGATCCGCATGTCGCCCGTGGGTAACCCCGAAATCTGGGCGGCGAACATCGCTCACCGACAGGCGAATACCCGAGCGGCCGACGACTACGACTTCAAGGTGGCCGTGCGGAACACGCTGATCAACCTGAATGAAAGCAATTTCACCACGGCGGGGAAGCTGAAGCGCGGCGTGAAGTACGCCAGGCCCCTGACCAAGACTGAGCGCGACCAGAACTTCAACGTGAACGGTCTCGTTGCCGGCAAGGACTACGTCGGCGGCCGATTCCGGGCGAACTGGCATCTGTCCATCGGTGTTGTCGAGAACGTCACATTCGACGAGGTGGACCCGAGCGGCGCCGAGACCATCGCGGCTTTGGTCGCAGCCATCAGCGATTTCACCGCCGGCCAAATGGTCTACCTCATCAACAACTTGCCCTATGCGATCCCGCTGGAGTTCGGGCACTCGACCCAGGCCCCAAGCGGAATGGTTCGGGTGACCGTGGCCCGCTTCCAGCAGATCGTGCAGGAGGCCATCAGGAACAATCAGGTATGAGTCACGCACGCGCCCGTCAGGCCATCGAAACGAAGCTGGTCGCGTGGTCGGCTGCGCGTCCTATACGAGTAGCCTATTCGAATCAGCCATTTACACCAGGTCCATCTGAAACCTATCTGCGGGCTTTCCAGCTACCAGCCAGCACCACCTGCCGCTATCTCGGCGGCGACGCTTACGAGTACACCGGCGTTTATCAGATCAGCATCGTCTGTCCATCTGCCCAGGCCATGGCCACCGCCGAGACGCTCGTTGAAGAGCTGACACGGCTCTTTCGCGTAGATACACCGCTGGCCCGCAACGGGTTCGATGGCCTCATCACTGAACCGGTAGATCAGGGGCCAACTATCACAGAGTCGGCGACCTATACGGTCCCGACCAGCTTCACCTACGCAGGTGTCGCAGACCAACCGCCCGCTGGGGCATAACCTACCGCCGTCAGGCGGGCATTCAAGAGGAAACACATCATGGCCGCACGCTTTCCGCTGCCGAACGGCGCTGTGCTGGAGATCGCCAGCATTATGGGGACCGCCGTCGCTTTCACCGCCCTGACCAACGCCAAACTGCCGGTTGCTGCCTCTGTAGGGCACGACATTGAAAACGGCGACGTTTTGCTGATCAACTCCGGTTGGGCGCTGATCAACGATCGCGCAGTAAAAGCGTCCGGCGTTACTGCCGATGCTTTTGCGTTGGCTGGTCTCAATACCACCAACACTGACAAATTCACTGTCGGCGCAGGTTCTGGCTCCGTGATCCCGGTATCTGGATGGACGCAAATCTCGAAAGTCACTTCTTTCACATCGTCCGGCGGCGAGCAGCAATACCAAACTGTCGGCTACCTGGAAGATGACGACGACAAGCAGTTTCCAACCAACCGAAACCCGACCACGATCACCATCGTGGTTGAGGATCAGCCGACCGCTCAATATGTCGAGACTGTCGAAGGCTTCGATGACACCAAAGAGCTGGCCGTCGTGCGCATGAAGTTGCGCAATGGCGATCAAATCCTCTACCCAGGCTATGTGAGCATCACCCCCGATCCAACGATGGAGCGCAACAACGTAATGACGCGCACCATCAGCATCGGGCTTTCGGCTCGCTCGCTCCGCTATTTGGCCGGCGCATAAGGACTTCCCATGGCAAAGATCAGGATCGCCCAGAACCCTACGTTCAAGGCTCTCGTCCACATACCCATCGTCGGGTGCGAGCCCGAGGCAATCGAATTCACTTTCAAGTATCGGGATCGCCCGGCACTCGCCGCTCTGTTCGACGAATGGAATTTGAAGTCGAAAGAAATGCGCGAGGGATTCGGGGAAGGCACCACGTTGTCGGATGTAGTTGCTGCTGAAACCGAATATCAGGTTCAGCAGATCAAGGATCTGGTCGCTGGCTGGGCGTTCGATGACAAGTTCGAGGACAAGAGCATCATTGCCCTTGTGAAGTCTTGCCAGGGCACCGCTGAGGCAGTGGTGAGTACCTATCAGAGCGCATTCAATCAGGCCCGCTTGGGAAACTGACGGCGGCAGCCAGAGCGTTATACGAAAGTGGCCCATCTGCTGAGCAGTTGGCGATTCTCGGGCTCACGGCTGCCGACCTATCGGATGAAGGAGTTGAGGTTTGGCCTTGCAACTGGCCGGCCTTCCTCCTGTTCAACCGAATGTCCACGCAGTGGCGGGTCGGCGCCGGGGGCGCCATCGGCCTCGATTACAACTGCATCCGCAACGTAGCCGGCTTCCTCGGCATCAAGAAAAAGAAACTCGCTGAAATCTTTCCTGACCTTCAGGTGCTGGAAGGCGAAGCCCTGCGCGTCATGGCGGAGGAAAGGGAAAACAGCCCGTAACCGCGGGCACTTATTCAAGGTGAGTCGATGAACATTGCAGAACTCGGCGTCAAGATCGACTCGGCCGATGCAATCCAGGCAAAAACGAGCCTGGATGAAATGGCGAAGGCCGGCGGCCGGGCGGAGCAGTCCGCCGTTTCGCTCATGAATGAAATGCAGGCTCTCGAAAAGTCGCTGTCTACCAGCGCCAAAACTACCCAGGACCTGGCCAAGCAGCGCGACGCCCTGGCGAAGCTGACCAAGACCGGCGCCTATGGCGAGGCCGAGGCCGCGAAGATATCCGCGCAGCTCGACAAGCAGCAGGTAGCCTTGGCCAAGTCCGCTATGGACGAGCAGAAAGCCCTCAACAGTCTGCTGGGCGCTATTGACCCGGCTCGCGCCGCAATGGCGAAGCTGGACACCCAGGTCGAGCAGCTTGGTAAGCACCTTGACGAGGGACGCATCAGTCAGGAGCAATACAACAGCGCTCTCAAGAAAATCGACGGCAAGTATGCCGAGCTCGATAAAACCAGTTCGGCTTTTGCAAGTCTTGGGCTGAACACCAAGGCTGCCCGGCAGAACGTCGTTCAACTGGGTAACGCCCTTGCCGAGGGCAATATTCGGGTCGCTGCGCACAACATTGTGGAGTTGGGTACCAATGCCGGTACGTCGGCCATCCGAATCGCGGCTATGGCCGCACCCATTGGCGTTGCTGTAGCGGCGGTTGGGGCGCTCGCCTATGGTTTTGTCCAGGGTAGGGCGGAGGGGGACAAGTACAACAAGTCGCTGATCCTCACCGGCAACTACGCCGGGGTCAGTGCGGGCCAGCTCGGTGATATGGCCCGCCAGGTAAGCGCTACTGTCGGATCTACTGGGCAGGCCGCCTCTGTACTGGCGCTGCTAGCTGACAACGGGAAGATTGCGGGTGCGAGCTTTGCCGAAATCACCCAGGCGGCGGTATCGATGCAAGAAGCGACCGGTAAGGCCATCGGCGAGACAGTTTCCGAGTTCTCCAAGCTTGCAGAAGATCCGGTGAAGGCATCGGCAGCTTTGAATGAGCAGTATCACTACCTGACCGCCTCGGTTTACTCCCAGATAGTTGCTTTGGAGAAACAGGGCGACCATGCCGGCGCTGTGAAGCTCGCGACCGATGCATACGCCGACGCGATCAACGCGCGAACCCCGAAGATTCTGGAAAATCTAAGTCTTTGGGAAAAGGCTTATAACGCTGTATCGCGGGCAGCCGACGGCATCAAAAATGCTGGCCGCCCGGATATCGGCGCCGACATTGAGCAGGCGCGCCGAGACCTGGCCGAAGCTCAAAAAGGCAATGTCGGAGCCTTCCAAAACAAGCAGGAGATGATCGACCTCTACCAGAACCGCCTCAATATGCTGGAGGACCAGAAAGCGGCGGAGGCGGATATTGCTAAGTGGGAGGGCGAGCAGGCGAAGGCACAGCGTGAAGCCATCACCTCAATGGATAAGATCGACGCGCTAACAAAATCGTCCTGGACGAATGAGCAGAAACGTACTGAGGCAATCAAGGATTACAAGCGACAGCTTGAAGACATCCGCAAGGTTGATCCGAAGGATTCGCGTCTCAATCAGGCGGCCATCGACAAGAACATTGCCAACATTAACGACAAGTTCAAAGACCCAAAAGCGGCCGGTACTCAGGTCGACCTGACCAGCTTCAACAACGCGAAGAACGACCTGGCGGCCATCACCGACACCTATAAAAACTACCAGAAGGAACTGGAAGCGGCGCAGAAGGCAGGCCTACTTTCCGAAGAGGACTATCTGCTTCGGCGCCAAGCTCTGATCGGCAACCAACTCGACCAAACGACAGCGGCCTACGAGGCCGAAATTGCTGCGCTGGAGGCAGCGAAAGGCAAGAAGACTACGTCTGCCGCGCAAAGCATCCAGCTGGACCAGAAAATCGCTGACGCGCGCGCAGGGATGGTCAAGGCGCAGAAGGATGCCGACAGCCAGCTGGAGGTTCTGGCGACCAACGAGACCGGCCGCCTTGCCAAACAGGAACGGGCGATCAGCACTTACGTGCAGGCGCTGGGGCAGCAACAGCGGGCCTTGGAACTGGCCGGCCAGCGCGCAGTTATTGGCGTAGGGCAGGGCGATCGTCAGAACGCGCTCAGCGGCGAGCTGAACAGCCAGCAAGACCGGTTTGCTCAGCAGTCGTTGGAGTTGGCCAACCAGAAGTCTGATCCGTCGCGGAACATGTCGGAGGAAGAGTTCAAGCGTAAATCGCAGGCACTCGCGGACGCTAACAAGGCGGCTACCGACCAGATCCGGCAGAACTACGCGGATGTGGAGGCTGCCCAGGGCGACTGGACCAATGGCGCGACCTCTGCCTGGGCGAACTATCTGGATTCGGCGAGGAACATTGCTGGACAGACAAAGACTCTGTTCGGTAACGCCTTCAGCTCTATGGAGGATGCCGTCGTCAACTTTGCAATGACTGGGAAGCTGTCGTTTGCTGACTTCGCCAAATCAATCCTGGCCGACATGGCGCGCATTGCTACACGGCAGGCCAGTTCATCGTTGCTCAGCAGCCTCTTCGGCGCCGGCTTGAGTTACTTCGGTGGTGGAGGGAGCGGTAATGGTCTGGCTGCTGGTTCTGCCGGTGCGGTGTCGTCGAATCTCGGCGCCTCTCAAGCGGGATACTCCAGCACCTACTTTCCGCAAGCGCTGGGCGGGGCTTGGTCCGGCGGCGTGCAGATGTTCGCTGATGGCGGCGCGTTTACAAACACCATCGTGAGTAAGCCAACATCGTTTGGCATGGCGAACGGTGACATGGGGATCGCAGGAGAGGCCGGGCCGGAGGCGATCATGCCCCTGACCCGGACGTCGAGCGGCAAGCTTGGGGTCATGGCCATGGGCGGCGCTGGGGCCGGCGGCACGCAGATCAATGTCGAGGTGCACATCGATGGCGACGGCAATGCATCGTCCACCGCCGACGCACCCGGCTACGACCTGTTCGGCAAGGAGCTGGCGACGTTCGTGGAGCAGAAATATCAGGAACTGCGCTCTAAGGATATGCGTCAGGGCGGTGTCATCAACAAAGCAATTAAGGGGCGCTGATGGCTATCGAAAGATTCACCTGGACGACAGAGAAGGGCGCGGAGGGCGACATTGCCCAGCGCGTTCGGACCAAGCAGTTCGCCGACGGATACGCCCAGTCGGTCGCAGACGGGATCAACAACCGGTCCCAATCCTGGCCCGTGACCTTCACGGGCTTGAAGGGGCGCATCAAGGACATCATGGACTTTCTCGACCGTCACAAGGGGGCGAAGGGCTTCCTGTGGGAGCCACCCCTCGGTGAGTTGGGCCTCTACAAGTGCAACGGCTATAAGCCTGTGCACCGTGGCGGCCAGGTCTACGCCATCACCGCGACTTTCCAGCAAACCTTTCATCCCTGAGATAACCGCCCATGGCACTGATCACGGACATCCAGAAACTGGAGCCCGGCGGCGAGATTCGCCTGTTCGAAATTGACGGAACCGAGTACGGCGCGGATTACCTACGTTTCCACGGTCACGCCATCCCGCACACGGCAGAGGAATTGCTGGCCTATGAGGGCTCCGAAGAGGATCTTCCCGCAAAGTCGATTATCTGGCAGGGCCAAGAGTACGCGGCCTGGCCGGTGCAGATCGAGGGTATTTCCTCGAGCAGCGACGGCACCGCATCTCGGCCCACCTTCGCCGCTGGCAACGTCAACGGGCGCGTCACTGCGCTTTGCCTGGCCTTCGAGGACATGCTCAAGTTCAAGCTGACGGTCCGCGAGACCCTGGCCCAGTACCTCGACGCAGCAAACTACCCTGACGGAAACCCAATTGCAGACCCGACCCAGGAGGCGCTGGAGATCTGGTACATCGACCAGAAAACCAGCGAGGACGGCGAGGCGGTGGTCTGGGAGCTGTCTTCCCCGGGGGAGATCGACAACCACGGCTTGCCCGGCCGGCAGATGACAACCTTCTGCCACTGGGCCATGACCAACGGGTACCGGGGGCCGGACTGCGGCTACACCGGCGCGGCTATG